GCTGGTACTGGCGTAACCCTTCCGATCTTTGCCCGTGGCACATGGATGAAACCTACTATAAGGGCTTCCCCGAACAGTCAACGCCGGTTTTTAATTTCTGTCTGTTCATCAATGAAAGGCAAGGGATAAGACTGCGCTACTATAAACGGTCATGCTGAATCGCTAGTGATTCGGACCCTGATGAAAGACGCTCGTGAGATCCTCCTTCGTTAATCGGATAGTGATATCCAGTAGGATATGCAGATACTTCTCACGGGGGTCTAACCCTTTACCATCAACAATTTACAGTTCAGTTACTACTCAGTTAAATTTTTCATGTTGTTGAATACAGTCTGAAGTCATCGCCGTAATGTAATGATGCCCAGCACAACCTCGCTGCCGCGCGCCAATCAAAACGCGACACATTGACAACTAACATTGGATCGCGTTTGTGATCGTGATTTATATGTCAGATGCTGGGAATCGTTTGTACAGGGTTGAGATTCCGACGTCATAAATTAGGGCCACCCTCTGACGAGTTTCGCCAGCCGCTAACAATCTTCCAACCTGCGCCCACTGTTCAGGTGTTAACTTAGGTCTTCGACCTCCCACGCGCCCCTCAGCTCGCGCAGCAGCCAAACCTGCACGTGTACGTTCAACAATCAGTTCACGTTCCATCTCGGCCAATGCCCCCATAACATGAAAGAAGAAGCGCCCCATTGGCGATGAAGTATCTATGCTGTCAGTCAGACTTTTAAAGTTGATACCTCGCTCGCGTAGTTCTTCCACCAGTCCAACCAGATGACGCATGCTGCGTCCGAGGCGATCAAGCTTCCAGACCACGAGGGTGTCACCTTCAGATAGCGTTCTGAGTACTCGTTTAAGTCCAGGTCTGTCTGAGGTTCTGCCGCTTATCTTGTCTTCAAAAATCAGCTCACATCCTGCACATTCCAGCGCATTACGCTGTAATGCTGTGTTCTGGTCATTTGTTGATACACGTACATAGCCAATAAGCATGGTTAAACTCACTTTAAATGGCGGGAATAATGCCATTTGAGCGACTAAGGATCATTATCGGAAACGTTGGTTTAAGGGCAAGCGGTCAGTACACCGATAACTTGTTATTTACAGGCCCTGATGGACTTAAGATTCAGGTGTTTCGCAGAACGCTCGCAAATCAGACTACTGTCGGCGTAGTAAATACAGTGCCAGTGACTTTCCCTGTCCCGTTCCCCGTTAATTGCTGGGGTGTTTTTTCTACCAAATCAACATGGGTTCAGATAGCCAACTCATGCGAGTGGGTAAGCAATACAGGTTTCACCGCTCAGGTCATGATGAATATTGCTGTAAATACAAACACCTCAGAAGCCATGTTTTTAGCTATAGGATATTAATATGAATCGTTTTGTATTCAGCCCATCAGAGTCCCGTTTTTATGCCATCGAATGGCGTGCTGATTATGTCGATAATAATTGTTGGCCGCATGATGCTATTAACGTTAGTGACAGCACTTATTATGAGTTTTCCGGCACTCCACCTACAGGTAAGCAACTTATAACTTTAAATAATATGCCATCATGGGGTGATATTCCTCCGCCTACACGTGAAGAATTAATTGCCGCTGCTGATATGGAGAAGCAAAAAAGAATAGATTTAGCCAATGATTACATGAACGTTAAGCAGTGGCCCGGTAAGGCAGCGATTGGCAGGCTGAAAGGAGAAGGGTTAACTCAATACAATCTGTGGCTGGATTATCTGGATGCACTGGAAGCGGTAGACACCTCCAGTGCTCCGGATATCGAATGGCCTACGCCTCCGGGGGAACAGGCCAGTTAACATGCTCAGGGGCGGTTGTCACATCAGCCGACTTAACTCCATTTTTATAGGCCAGCCACGCCGACAACTTAGCTCTGTTGGCGTCGCTGATTTCACCGAGCATCAGTTCTGTTCGCCAGTCCAGCATAACAGCGTCAGCATGGGCCAGTAGTTTCTGGCGTTCTTGTTCGGCAGCAGCAATCAACTCTTCACGTGTCGCCGGTGGAATATCAATCCAGACTGGCATATTTTGGCTGGAACTTAGCTGTTTGCCTTCAGGCGGTGCAAAGTTATATTCATTTCTGACGCTATCAGAAACCTCTATAACATCAGATGGTAATGAACCATTGGTAAGGTATTCTTCTTTCATCTCGATGGGGTAAAAACCCAATGTGCTTGGCGAAAATAAATACATGGTTATTTTCCTATGGCAATAAAATATGAAGAATTCATTCCACCCATATTGTATTTAGCAAAAAATCGGGTCAGGTCATTTACGTCACGTTGTATCGATGGAAATTGTAGTGATGGTGATGCAGTTGTGGACATTAAAACGCCTGGCACAATAGCAATAACGCTACTCGGAAATGGTATAGGAAAATTGATATATAGCCCGTTAGAATCAAAAGATGCCTCGAAAGCCTGAATAACAAATCCACTCGGCAACTTAAACCACCCACCACCAGACTGAAAACTACTCATATCAGGGATTTGGCTTGCACCTGTGCCAACATCCCGTTTCGCCGCTTCTCCCAATTGAAGGTTTGAGAGAGCCGTCGCGATTGCCGCCGCACCATCTGCTTTAATGTCGCCAAATGGATTGGAGCGACTCAGAAACAGCTTTTTGAGAGCGGCCAGAATCTGCGTATTGTCCATCTTGTCAGGATCAAGCCCCGCAGCTCTGAGAATATTAATTAGCTCACTTTGAATGATATTAAACCAGTCAGGACCGGGGAACGTCGGGGGAACACCGTTTCCACCTTCGGTAAAAAAAAGCTCTGTCTCACTGGTGACAGGAGACGGTTGTGGCATAACCGGAACACCGGTCGAATTATCTACGTGATACATCAGTTATCTCCTGAAGAATAAAAATATTCGTATGCTGTGCCACCGAGACGGTATTTTGTCAGCACACACTCCAGTTCTCTTGCCCGTTCACTCAGAAGCGGTGTCATGACGTTATCGATACAGGTAAAACGTCCGCCGCTTATACCGATCACATCAATCTGTAACGTCCAGCGATAACGGGCTGGATAAAGGGGATACATGCAGCTACGCATGCAGTGGTGAGGCAGAAGGACAGTTACCCGGATAGTAAATCCAAGCGCGGCAGCCACCGCTTCAATCTGCCACGGGGAAAGGCCACCTTTGCGGTGATACTTCTCCACGACAGCACGACGTCGGTCTTCTACAGTACCGCTTAACTGCCCACACTCCGGCAGTTCAAGGTATTCCTCCCATTCTTCCAGTAGCATAAATGTTGTTTCTGGCCGCATCTCCGGTAGCAGGTTTTCTGCATCAAATTCCGTCTGACTTAAACGTCTGGCTAACGCCCGTAAAAAAAGGTTTAAATCACCATCCTCATCGCGTGACCACGCTTTGCCACGTGGCATGACCTGCCATAAAGCGCCCAGCCATTCATCTACACTGTGGGCCATGTCAGCACTCCGATAGTGATAAGTTCATTCTGAGCACAGGGAATGTCAGCGGTCAGATTCAGCTTGTAATCCGTCACGCCAGATGCGGTGCCGATAGCAGTACGAATCGCTGAAATGGGTAACGTTTGTCCTGGTTGTAGCGTCTTCTGAAGCGTCAACAGGCGGGACTGGACAGCTTTACGCGTGGCAGACGTATCCGGTGTTATGTCGATAACCATATTGACGGGACGGAGCACCAGTTCAACGGGCCAGACTTCTATTCCTCCAGGTTTACCAACCCATACGCCAGTCGCCGGGTCGGTATGACGGAAAAGGTAATCTTCCATATTTTTTCGGTCCTGATATCCGGGGGTAATCACTGAACGATCGTCATAAACCCATGCCAGTCCGATTGTGCAGGGGCCATGCCAGGCATCAAATGCCCACGCCCGACTGACACCAGCCATTTCTCGTGCCCAGATGACATAGTCATGCACAGCCCCACCAACAGGGGGATTGCGTTTACGGAATAAAAGCCGGTCAAGCAATTCAGGAACTGGCTCAATATCCGCACCACCGATGATGCCCCCCGTACCCGTTAAACCAATACTTTCCACGCCGGGAACGGGGGACAGTAAGGTCAGGCTTTCACCTTCCGGAAGGTTTCCTGACGCGCCGGCATCGCTGGCCTGAATGGTTACAGTCATGACCCCATCTACAGGAACGCCGGAAGTCGTCACGGCATAAACAATACCGGTAGCGGTTTGCATCTCCATATCTTCCGGCAGCGGTGTATTCCCTTTAAATACCGCCGGCCCCGTAGCAAACGTGGCCTGTTTTCTGATGACGCCTTCGCTGGCCGCAGTCTCAATGATGGTTTCATCATCAGATTTAACAGACGGAATAATCTGGTCTTTAATCCAGCTCTGATGGTCGTATAAATCACGAACCTGATTACTGAATGAGGTATTAAGCGCTTTCTCAACGCCCACTGGCGGAAGTCTTTGCAGCCCCAGTTCAAAGGCAATATCTTTTTCGCCGTCAGTAATAAGTTTGCGCAGTGCGGGAACGTTATAAGGCATTAGCGGTGGACTCCCAGCGTTTACTTATTTCAATCCGGAGCGTTGTTTTATCCGGGCGGGTAAGAATGACAATAAAATTAATCCGATCACTGCCGCTTATCGTGGCCGTCACCGTTGCATTACGTGCATATCCGGAACGTAAAAGAGGCTGCATGGAGAGCAGCGCATAATCTTCCACTCGCATTCTGACTGTTTCCGTCAGTTTTTCGCGGTCCAGTAGCCAGAGTTTTGACCCCCACGGATAATCACTGAAGGTGTCACCGGGCCAGCCTCGCGGGTCAGATGAATTATCGGGGATAATGTCATCGGTATCAGCACGGACGTCGGTGAAAAGACAAATCAGAACCAGCGTGACCATACCTTCATCACGCGATAAACCATCATGGTTAATTGTCAGTTCACCTCTGGAGAGTTGATTATTCCAGCTGATACCAATAGTCATTTCATCTCCGATGTTTTTTCGCTATCTCCGTCAATATGGAAATGCTCAAGAACAGATTTTCCGGCGACCTGAATATCCTTTGAAAATTCAGATGGGCCGTTAACTTTTAATAATTTTGTATTTATCGCAAACAATTCGCTGGCATCATAATTAACCGATTTCCCTTTAACTTCGATAAGACCACCTTTTTTCAGGGTGATATAAGACTGACCATCGCCGTGATATAACCTGACCTCTCCATTTTCCAGGCCTTTTGGACGACAGCGCTTGTCTTCAACAGCGATTGCCACCAGACCTTCCCGGCGTCCCCCCACAGCCAGAATGAGTGCTTCTGAACCGACTGGCGGCACAGACGTCAGGCCGTAATTCTGGAAACGTTCAACATCATCATTGGTGGAATCCGCCAGAGACTGAATCTGGAGGTTCTGACGCCCGAGACTGTCTGTAACGATACGAACAACGGCCCTGTCAACGAGCAGCCGTAGCCGGCGTCCAATACCTTCAAGTTTGCGACCGATATTTGCCGGATTCAGTCCCATGTTGCCACCGTTTTTGCCTTTGATTTATTGCCTTTCTTGCCTGCTTTTTTCGTACTGGTTTCAGGCATGTCCATCGACTCAGGGGGAACCAGCGTCAGAACGCAGAGACGTCCGTTATCACCTTCAGTAAACGTGACGGTTTTAATCAGCCATGAGTCCTTCAGGTTCTGTATCGGATCATCAATATCAACGAGCCTGTTTTTCTGCCATAACGGGCCTTCATCGCCATTCTCGCGCCATCCTGCCAGTGTAATTTCGGTGCTGTTGGCTTCGCCCATCATCCGCGCTTTGTACCATTCACCGCGTGTACTTGCGCCGCCGACGGTCAGGCTGTCTTCATTGACCAGGATTTTCGGGCGGTAACGGTTGATATCACCGTCATCAATGATGGTCTGACGTCCACCAATCACTTTGACAGGCTGATCGTCCCATGTGCTCCCCCCCGCACTGGAGGTGCCCTTCACGATGTACTGGCTGTTTCGCTCACGCCAGCTGAACCGGCCACGGGCTGCAAGAATATTGGTCCCGAAAATCAGAGGAACGCCGGCACGCTTTGTTGATGCACGGGTGATGATCAGATTACCCAGACCATCAGCAGTCAGCAGAACGCCGCGTTGTTTAGCCAGGCGGTCAAGAAGATCGAAGGCGGTCTCTCCCTGTTCAAGCACCACGCTACCGAAGGTTTCACCAGTGTCAGTTTCACTAATAACCCTAATTCCATAGGGTTTGCAGATTTCAGTTGCCAGTTGCTCCAGCCGAACACCTTTCCACTGGCCGGATTTATGCACCACGGAACTGTCAACGAGATCGCCGGTTTTATCCCGTCCCATAACGCGAATACTCATGTTTTCTGCGTCATAGCTGGGAATGAAATCATCAATATACCCCGTCAGAACCGTATCTTTTCCCAGTCTGACGATGCAGGGCATGCCCTGCTTAATCACGCGTGGGGAAGCTTCTGACCACTGGGTGGTGACCGTCAGATCAAATTCCCCGGCAACAGCCTCCAGTGAGGAAGTTACAGACATCTCGGTCCATCCGTCCCATTGCTGGCCGTCAACCTCAAGTACAACCATTTCCATCAATCTGTTACCTCGACAGGTTTACCCGGAAGAATGAACGCCGGGTCTTTCAATCGGTTCCTTGAGGCGATGGCGTCACGGTTCTCGGTATTACCGGTTTCACGCCATGCAATAAGGGATACCGGGGACGTTGTGGTCAGGATGACCGTTCGTGTCTGTGGTAGCTGAGCGCTCCTGACCCGCACGTCATTGACGACGGCAAAGCGCAGCTCACGCAGGGCATGCCACAAATCCCGCTGACCGTTTTCTACGGCGTACACAGCCTGTTCATTCAGTTGCTCAGCCAGCGTGTCACCTGCACTTATGGCTTCCTCACTGCTTCTGAACTCGGTGCTGGCAACGGTCTCTGCCTGTCCAATCAGGCTTGCAACGACAATCAACTGACGGAAGTGAGTGATATTGTCCTGCATGGCATCGGTCAGCTCAGGGACAACGTCCGGAAGGCTGCTGGCAAAACCATACTTTCCGTCAGTCACTGAACCTGGTGTGACTGACATATATTTGGGCAACTGGTGAAGTGCTGCGGCTGTCGCGCGGTCACTTGTATTTGTTGGCGAAACTGGTGACGGCCACGGCGAAGATGATGAACCGGAAAACTGATCTCCCTGCCATCGGTTACGGAGCTGATCATAAACCCGCATCGACCACAGAGGTTCAGTCACGGTCTCACGGACACCGCTGACAAGGTCCACAACATCACTGATAAACCCGGCTGGTTTCGCGACGGCCAGCTCAATCAACCCACGAAAACGCCATAAACGGTCAGTCCATTCAGTAATCGCGGAGGGCAGCGTCAGCACACCCACCACCAGATTCTCCATGTCGTCCATCCACATATCGGCCATTTCGCCAAGACCATCAAGCAGCGCAAAGACATCACCATTCGCCAGCGCAGCTTTGACCTTATCCGCAGCGCTGAGTACCGTCAGACTGGTATTTTCTGCCGGTGCTGGAAACAGGCGTTCGCCCGCCTCAGATACCTCAAAAGAGATGTAAGCAATACCGCCTTCCTCAGTGCTCAGACGGTGTGTCACCTTGCCAATCTGAACCTTCTGAATGCCGAACCACGGATGGATAAGTTCGCCGGGTCCCGGTGTGTTCAGTGCGCGGAGAAGTGCCTCCAGTTGGCTCTGGTAGTTCTTTCCAATCAGCTTGCCGTTGATTTGCTGTTGGGTCAGAACGGCACCGTTATCTTCGGTCCAGCCCACTTCTTTTTTGGGGTAGGCGCGGGGAATTGCCCGACGGCCACTGGTGCCTTCGTTATCGACCAGATAGAAGGAGACGCCCCGGAACGAAGCATCGCGCAGGTCTTCCCATCGGGTAGCAACCATCAGCCTTGCTCCACGCTGGACACGCCAGCAGACGCACTAAGTTTGATACCCGGCTGGTTCATGGTGACGCTTTTAACACGGCCACCGCCCCCTTCAAGGATGACGCGGATTTCACCCTGCATTTTCTGTAGGGTTGTGGGTAATGCAGGTGGCTGAACAGGCTTATCAAACGCGTTTTTGTTTTCAATTGCGGCGTTGGTGCCACGCAGAAAATCAACGATGACACCAAACAAAGAATGGTCATTCGTTTCAGGGCGCGACCTGTCTGCCGGGGGATTTTCAGACGCAGGGATAAACGGCGTTGCCGGTGTCATTGATGCCCACGGGCGTGGGTCAATAACCGGTTTCTCATTTGCTTTGCGTTTGGCACGATCCTTGGCCCACTGAACCATGCCAGCTTTGTCATCACTGCTCAGTGATGGTTCTTCATAAAGGTATGGAATAGTTGACGCCAGCATGGTCAGACCGACCATTCCCTGTGGGCTGCCAGGACGTCTGGGGCTATTAGGTTTCCGGGGATTTTTTCCATCAGGTCCATCGGGGATTAAATCACCAGGACCACCCATCCCACCTTTGCCCATGTTCACAACATAAACGGGCATAACTCCGGAACCAAAAACATCGGAGACGCCTTTAGGGATACCTTTTCCGCCTTTTTCTGGCTTAAGAAAATCCCATGTACCTTTACCTATTTGAAAGGCTTTGCGTGCCGCGATTACTCCGGCAGTTACAATGGCAATTTGTTTACCGACATTGAGCCAGTTTTGAGCAGTTTCTTTATCAACAGAATTCAGCGCATCGGCTAAATTTTGAATAGGTTCAGCGAGTTCATTTTCAGCAAAGCGCTGCCATTCATTGTTAAGAGATTGCATTGCTGAGTTAAAACCTTCAGCATTTCGTTGCGCTGCCTTTTGAGTAGATCCTAGCTCGACAGTGCCGTATATCATCTCCTCCATCATTCGAATATTCTCAGGTCGCAACAGAGCTGTAATCCCTTGCATACCTGTTTGATCAAATACGTCCTGGAGTTTTATAGGATCACTTTTTGCACGTTTGATAATTTCCTGCATCAGTTCAAACGGTAGCTTTAACTCTCTTGTCCCCTTTTTAAAAACATCAATTCCGTTTGTCCTTAGAAAATCGATGTTTTTTTTGTTTGATAGCGCTGCATACATGGCCTGAATACTGGTTGTAGTTTCCTCTGCACTTCCTTTGTTTTTTGCGAAAATCTGGAGAAATGCGCCCATTTGGGCAATAGCAACCGGACCTTGATCTGCAATAGTTGAGAACAATTTAGGTGCCACTTTTGCTACGTCAGCAACACTTACGGAACCGACAGCAAACTGGGCATAAAGATTGTCCAGTGTTTTACTAACCTCGTCTGAACCGCGAATTCCTTTTTCCCAGAACTGTGCTAAAAGGCCAGCAGCGGTCTGACCATCAACACCAAAAGCCTGCATGAGTAACCCCATATTACGCAGGTTTTTTTGGGTAAATTCGTAATCACCAGTTTTACCTAATAGCTCACCCACGCCCTGACCAAGAACAGAGGATTCAATGCGAATATCAGCCATGTTAGAAACATCCCTGATTTGTGTTCGCAATTCATCCACTTCTTTTACGCTCAGTTGGGCATCAGTTCCCATCCTGCGCATTTGGGCATCAAAATCCGCAACTTGTTTGACAGTTAAACTGCTGCCTATACCCGCAATCATCGCGGTGTAGCGGCTTCCAAGCATATCCAGACCACGTCCGGCAGATTCAGACGCGGCCTTCACAACAGACATTGCTTTCTGGTTACGGCTGGCAAACTCGCTCATGTTAGCGCCGTACTGGCGGGCTTTGGCTGTCAGGTTCCCGGCAAGGTTAATCAGAATTTCAGTGCTTAGGCGGTTTGTCATATTGCTTCCTCAGTTGCCTGACCTGAATAAGCAACTGCCGCAGGGGCAGTTGCTCAAGCCGGTTAACATCGAAACGCTGAGAGAGGTTAATCAGCAGTAGATTGAGCGCCGCTGCCATCGGCATCATGTCGCCCCCGTTCGGCAGTCTCCCCCAGCATGTCATCCATCGCCTGACCCTTTTCTGTCAGCAACTTCAAATCTTCCGGATGCAGAGCATAAATTTGATTCATGTCCAGCGGGCCGGGGATTTCTCCAATCCTCTTAATCTGCCGGCGCATCATCTCCAGACCCATCATGACCTCAGAGCAGTAGGCAACCGCCTTGCCGTTATCCCCAATCACAACGCGCTCGGAGGCCAGTTGTGATTCGATAACATCCCGTGATGTCAGCTCGCGAAGCGTCACATCCTTGTGAAGCATTTCGTCGGTAGTGCCTTTGCCGGTACGCAGACCGTGTATCAGAGTGAATGTCAGTTCAGCCATGTTTTACACCTTCACGCACTTGACGCCGATGAAGTTAGCCGAGACCGTCCCCGCGTCTTCGTCCAGTTCTGCCGGGTTATCGGTGGCCGCGCCGGTCATCATGTAATTGAGACCGTTGTCACCGTAGAACATGACGGTCACGTCCTCCCAGTTACTGATTTCAATCACATCAACGTCGCGGTCCGCAGCAATGGTCAGCTTGATGGAGGGGGCCGCCATCTTGCGGGAATTACCCCAGACTTTACCGCCGCCCATGTGTTGCTGGCGGGCATAGCCTCCCGGATTCAGGGTGGATTTGCCTTCAGTTTTGATTTCACGGCCATTAATACGAATCGCCGCCATACCCAGAATATTTGCCATGCTGGCTCCTTAAAGTTTGTACTGGATGAGACCGGCCAGAACGCGCAACTGATTCACCAGGTTCGGGTGGCAGATAAAGTTCAGACGGTTTGGATCTTTGCTGTCGATAGTGACATCGAGCGTGTCTTTATAATCCTCGAAATCCTCCACCAGACCTGCCGGGATAAGCTCAGTCAGCGCAATATCCAGTAACTCAGCCCGACAGATTTTTGGCGTCATGACTGGCTGACCGGCATCGAGCAAATCAAGCACGTCATCACCTGCCAGCTTGTGGCGTGGGTAGCGACTGGTGAAACGGTTTTTGATGACATAACGGATACGGCCAAGCGTTGCTGGCGACTGCACATCGAGGTATGAAATGTCCGTATCGCCATAGCGGTTTACGCGGTACATGGTGATTTCGCGCTCAATACAGACGTTATCTCCGGCATCAACAAAGTGCGTGGCGATACCGTCATGCAACAGCAGGTTACGCTCTGGCATATCCCAGCGGATACCGCGAGCGGGGGGCTTGATACCTGTCAGGATCAGAGTCTGGAGAGGACGGGCCGGATCTATGGCAAGCTGGTATGCCGCCGTTGCACCGTAGCTGGCGGCCCACATCCATGACGGTTCAGGTGCGATGTTGGTGCCGATACAGGAAATCAGCCAGTCATTGCGAGTATGTCCGAATGTTCCGCTCTGGGCATGTGTTCCGCGATAAGCAGACCACAACAGCGCCTCCATCATCTTGAGCGGCCCCCAGCGTTCCAGCAGTTCGTCACGAATGGTGTTCAGGCTCTGGGCATCGAGGTACGGGAAGATGATATCCGTGTACCAGTCATCTCCCAGCGCAGCGACAACAGACTGAATATCCGGCGTCCCCGTACCACCCGAAAATGCGGTCAGTGTTGCACTGATGCCGGCAGGTGTTTTTTCTCCGGCGTAATAGTTCAGGCGCACATCACTGTCATTTCCCGTGACGCCTTTCCACTTCACGGTCAGCACTACCGTTGCAGCAGCTTCAGCTTTTGCTGTGGCAGTAACCTGAGTGGCAGGCTTTGCGGTAATTGCAGCGATGATATTGCCGGCAATGGTTGCCGCTTCATCACCGATGCTGACCCCGACCTGGACAGATACGCCATTGATCATCAGTGCCAGCGTACCAGCCTGAGTGGCGGTGCCGAGCATCGTGACTGTGGCACTCGCCGCGGCACCCTGGGCAATATCTTCCAGTCCCATCGCATACATCTCGGTGTAACTGTTAGCCATACGGACCATCTTTGCCATTTCACCCAGCATGGAGCCACGGCCATAGAGTTCATCAGCCATGCTGTCGCCAGTAATACGGTTCAGCGTCAACGGTAAAGCGGTCGCGCTGGCGAGCTGCTGACCCACAACCAGAATTTTTCGGGACTGTGCCGGCGCGGCACTCATCGCCATAGAGTTATCGATATCGATCCAGACCAGCGGGACACGAATATCATCAGGAATATTACCGATGGACATCATGCCTCCTTATCGGTTTTAGGTGTGCGGGACTTCGGTGGCTCAGTGATATTCACATCGCCTTCTTTTTCACGGCGCAGCCAGTACGCATTGACCGGCAGCGTCTCGCCATCAGCGGCAAGGTGACTGCCATCAGCCTTACGAACGAGCAGGCCCGCCCGTGATGGCTTAATCATTTTCTTTGTCATCAGTCTGTCCTTCTCTTACGTTTATGATTTGCGGCTCATCGCATACAGGCTGTCCGTTCACCACAATGGTTGCCCCCAGTCGCAGGAATTCCGGCAGCGTGGACAGGTCTATCTCATCATCAAGACGGAATTCCTGTTCCCATGTAACGGCCCACATGGTGATCCCGAGATTGTCCAGGCCACCCGACCAGAGGTTTTCAGCGGCGATGTTCTCAGCCATACGCTCAGCCTTCATGCCCGCAGCCGCTTCACGACAACTGATACGACGGGCAAGGCGTCCGGCAATAACCTCACAGCGGGCATCGCGCGGGTATCCCCAGAAATCAGCCATCATGATGTAGGCCGCCCAGGTCACAAGTCCGGTCATGCCGCGACGGTTCTGGATATTCCTGACCCGTAAGGCCGCAATACGGATACTGCCGCCGCGCCCGGACATATAGCTTTTGACCTGATCCGGGGTGTTAAACTGACCGATGTGACGCTCCACCTTTTCAACCCGGTCAGGTTGCTTTTCACCCTCCAGTTCAGCTTTCAGCCAGTTAACAATATTCTCGGCGGCACTGACCGTACTGCCCAGGGTGACGAACGCCGGACGTTCATTCATTGCAGAACCTCATTCCAGAAATCCCCGATGACGTGCAGCAGTTCCTGACTGTTCCCGGAGGACAGGCCGAGGAACTCACGCTGCGGGATGTTCAACATACGTTTATGCGCCCCCACGGTTTGCCATACCCCGTGTTTAAGCGCCCGTCCAAATGCCTGTGAGATGAGTCGCTTATGGGCTGACACAGACACCGAGCCGGAAAACCCCTCGTTGTGCGTCCGGCCATAATCAAGCGGCGTACCCACACGAACGACAGAGCCGCTGACCACATACTGGATACTGTCGAGCAGATCGCCGTTGCCCTGTAACAGGCTCTGGTTGCTGTGTCTGGTTTTCGCGTAGCTGTCAGACCAGTCCTGCCATTTCTCGCCGGCAGGACTGGATTTTTCGCTGGAGATGCGCCGGCGGGTCTGTGACTCCACCACAGCGCCAATGCTCTCCAGTAGCTCCTGTTGCAGCGACTGGTCAGCCAGTCGCTCAATCGCACGGCGAATGTCCTGAAACTTCTGGTCTCCTCTGACCTCGACAGTAATTCCCATCACAGCACCCCTTTCAGGTTGTTACGGGTGAACAGACGACGGTTTTCACTGACGATGATCAGCTTTCCGGTGTCGGTCTCAGGGACCGGGGTGTCAGACGGCACACCGAGGTCACGGGTGCCGTTGGCGATTTCACGCAGGGTGCGGAGGGCTTCGTCGTAACGCTTCTGGATTTCATCGGTGATCTGATGGTCCCGTTCAGACAGCCAGTAGAACGCGATGGAAACCGCCGCCCGGCGCAACGGACTCGGCAGGCTCGGAAGGTTCAGCGGCAACTGATAACGCTTTGCCAGAAAGGAATTAATTTCTGCATCAGTGTCATCAATCGCACGCTGGATCTTTTCTTCGTCGAGCTGCTGCGTCTCTTTGTTGATTGCCATGTTCCAGACGCGGTCACCATCGGTTGCCAGCAGGTCCTCACGCGTTACGTAGATGCCCATTATTTGCTCTCCACGTCGGCTTCAGTCCCGGCAACGGTCGCCAGTTCGGTCACAATCAGCATCTTTTCAGCCTTCAGACGCAGGGCTGTGTCGGTACTGATCACGCACCCCTGTAGCGGATTACCACCGGCATCTTCCAGAATCTGTTCATCCGGGTTATCGCTGACAAACACATGCACCGTATCGTGCGGCCAGAATCGGCCAGCCCGGCGAAAACCGTTTTCCGGAATGGCGCGGACCTCCAGCACCACGACATTTTCAGCAATGCGAACAGCCTCTGAATGGTCATGTGCCAGCGTCTCCTGCCAGAGATGTTTTCTCAGGTCATCACCCGTGTTCTCACCCGGTATGGTGACAAGACTGACTGTGGCCGGGATAACCGTTATTCCATTGTCATCGGGTACAGGTTCCGGGTCAGATGCGACATCTGAAGCTGCAACCGCCGGTTGTGATGCCTGACTGTCATCAGTAATAACTGGTGCCACCGGTGCCGGTTTCGCCGGGACAGGCGTATCCTTCGTTGCTTTGTCGTCTTTCTTTTCCGAAGTGGTTCCGGTCTTACCAGCGGCTGACTTATTAACTTTTCCACTCACTTTTTAAACCTCATTCAGGTTGGGTTTAAAGGAGGGTTAACCCCTCCTTAATCCGGCATTACGTGATATTTTACGTAATGACGTCATGCTTTGACGTAAGGTGAGACCAGCAGGTCAACATCCTTGTAATAGATGTTTGAACCACCACCATCAGCCGTAACCGCTTCAATCAGCGCCTTGGCCGCACCACGGTTGTTCTTACCGACGACCAGCAATGTCGGATTCATGCCCAGAGGTTCGCCGTTAGAGTCCGTGATACCCATCATTGCGGAGACAGCGGCTTCATAGTTCGCTTTGTTCAGTGCTGCTTTTGACCCCACACAGGTCTGCCAGAAACCAAAGCCAACGTTGCTGCGGCCATCGGTCCCGTAGGCGAATTCGTTCTGAAGGAACACACGCTCACTGGTGAGATCATCAAGGGCGATGAAGTTAAACGGACGGCGCTCCTGGTAAATGATGGGCAGCAGCGCATGCGTTGCATCAATCAGGAACCACGGCTCACCCGTATCGGTCGCCGGGTCGCCCACAACGTTCGATTTGGTGGATGTACCAACAGGGTGATCAGTATCGAAGAAATACTGACCGTCCCAGCACAGCGTATCGAAGCCTTTGCACAGCAACTCAAACGACAGCTTGTCCGGGAAAATCGTGGTATCGCGGCCAAGCTGCTCAGCAATCACGGAATACTGACCAATCTGATCGTCCTCGATTTTTTCGCGCTTGACCTTGACCGAGTTTTCCCAGGTCTTGTTGGTAATGACATACCCGGCCTGAGCCAGTTCTTTCAGCTGACGCGCCCCGATCCATTCTTTGATGGTCGGGAAGTCTTCAACCCAGCCATAAGTGTTAGACGCGCCGGAACTGGGGATAACCGTGGCGATGGATCGATACTGCGGATTGACCCGACCAACACCTTTGGTAAAGGCGGCGCTCAGTGCGGTGGTCAGGGCATGCAACACTTCTGCGGATACCTGCATGAATTATTTCTCCTGCTTACGAACGGAAAGGAATTCTTCTTCGCTGATGCCCATATGGCGGCACATCGCGAGGTCTTCGTCAGAAAGCGAGGCATGACCTTCGGTGCTTTCTTTTTTGGTCGTCGTGGTCTTGCTGACAATGACCGGTGCCGCTTTCACGAATTCAGCAAACTGCTTGCGGCCTTCTTCAGAGCGGCAGGTGGCGAGATACATTTCGCGGTTGGCCGGTGCGACTTTCCCCGCCTCGATGGCGCTGTCCACCAGTGCTTCTGATTCTTTGATGGCAATATCATTGAGTTTGCTTTCAGCGCTTTCCGCACGGTTAAGTGCTAACTGGTGAGTCTCAACCGGAATGAACTTCGTCAGGTCGGGATTCTCAGCACGGTTAAGCGCCACCTGCTCGGCGGTCTTAATCTGCTGAATGGCTTTTACTGCGTCGTCTGCTGTGGCAGTGGCCGCGAGGCCAAGCACTGTCACAATCTGGACAGGTACGGTCATCGTGTTTTCCTCGGAGTTGAGTGCGGGTAAATCAAGGTTGGGTTTGTTGGTCAGCGCGGCGCTGGACAGGCGGGTAACCTGACCATCCGCTGTGAACCGAAAGGCCGGACTGTAATAGCGGTACTTCTTGCCGCGCAGCTGCGCCACGCCGTCATCAGTCCATTCAACGTGCGCCTCCACCACGCCATCACTGACGCGATAGCCGTCAATCCAGCCATAAGCCGGGGCTTCATCGCCTTTCGGGCCTTTCAGTTCGGTGGAGTGCTCGATATCAAAGGGGAGCTTTGGATAAGCCATCGAGGCACGAATGATGGCTTCAGGATTGTTGTTCACCCACGAACGCCCATCACGCCCTGTAAAGGTTCCCGCCGGTATCATCGGCAGCCATTCCGGCAATGCATCATCGGTAAGGTCAGGAAGCTGAAAGCAGAGCGCCAGCAATTCCGTATTGTTCGGGTTCATGGTGTTGTCCGGTCACGTTGTTTACTTCCGGACAGTGTGGGGGGAAACGGGGACTCAGGTGGATTAACCGGCTTCACTGTAAACGCGGCATGAAACCGCGTTTAAAACACGTTTAAAAACGCTGTGGCGCGTTTAACGATTTTTTGACGTGTCATCATGACGTTATAATCGTTAATGCCGCCACGCGCGTTGTGGGATGGTTTTTATCTTTATGGCGAATGACTGTCAAACGCTTCCTGTTTTCTGCGTAGCTGTTCATCCAGCTCGCGACTGCGGGAGATTCCGGGGTTGTACGCCCAGCCGGGATCAATCCCCTCCGGAATGGTCTCTTCTTCGCCAGTGCGTTTGTTAACCCACCTGACCGTGCGGACTTCAGGGGCTTCCGTGTTGATAGTGCCGTTGGCCTTCATCTGCTCATACTCATACCGGCTGATTTGCCGCGTACCGCATTTGCAGCCCCAGCCGTTCGGCCCCATGTGTGTTCGCCAGAACGGATGATCCACCGGCAGGCAGACATCCTTCCAGCGAAGATGCTCTGCACGGTGCTCACGTGAGGGGCCGACGGTGTAGACAAGATAAGGCATTGCCCGTTGGGTCCGTTCAATACGCTGCCATTGTCCCGCCGCGCGGGCTGTCCGCATATTGGTGTCGTAGATAACGCGCATCCGGCGGTCACTGCCGAGCTGAACAGTACGGGTTTCACCGGTCAGTGGGTCATCCATCAGTTGCTGTCCCCACCATCCACGTTTGACGAGCAGAGGTTTAAGAACTTCGCGAAACTGCTCAAAGGTCTGGCCGTTCTCCAGCGCGTCCTCCACGAGCTGGCGAACGTCCGCCAGCAAATCAAGCTGCGTCATTTTTGCCACAGTAAAGCCGATGCTGTGTTCTTCCATCCAGACATCGCGGTAATCAAATCCCGGCTTCAGCTTTTTCGCCTTCAGCCAGGCCAGTGCTTCCTGGGGAATAATGCTGTATTTATCGCTGACCGGCTTAGCCATCGTTTACATCTCCCAGCGACCGGGCTTTAAAACAGAGCATCGCCAGCTGCGTCGCAAACTCATCCGCATCAAGTTCTTTCTGAAGCGCCGGCAGACCAGCAAGAAAGGATTCAAAACTGTCAGAGTTATTTGCCAGCTCAAGCACCGGACTGGTGAACGCATCGCCGGTACGCTGCCAGTCTTTCATGGCGTCATCCACCATCATATCAAGGGCGTCAGGCTGGCTGCGGTTAAGTGCAGTCTGCTCACGGTTCATGGCCGGTAGTGGGTTAGCCATTTGCGCCGTTGGCGTCAGAATTTTTGCGCCTTTCTCCGGTTCTGACAGCCCGAATTTGTCTCGGATCTCTGACATCTGAACTTCCATCCCCCGGTCAATCAGTGGCGACAGTGCATCCACCAGTACCTTAAGGTCTTCCGGTTTGCTGATGCGCAGAACGACGCGGGGGTAATGCTCCTGTGGCCCGTAATTCATATCCACATAGGGACGGACAAGGAATTCAGACAGCGTGTTGGATAATTGCCAGGCATCCCATTTGGCGATGTCCATACGCACACCATTGTGGACTTCCGCCTGAGCACGTGAACTGCCGTCATCGGTGGTCATGGTCTGCCCCAGTACGGCCTTACTAATCTGCGCGTCACACCATTCGGCCATCTCTTTAAAGAGAGTGCCACCGCTGTTACGGCTCGCCGCTTCCTGCATCTCCAGTTTCATCGAATCGGGGATTGCGCAGCCGGCATCTGATGCCAGTGATGCAATCGCATCCAGCAATGTCTGGATTTGTTCCGGGCTGGCATTGTTGCCGTATTTACCCACCACAATCGGGATACCAAATTTTTCAGCAAACGCCCACCAGTCCCGGACGGTGTAGGACTTGAGCATATACATAACGGCCACCAGTCGCGCCAGACCGTTACGCAAGGGCAAACCGGATTTCAGGCGGGGTTTATGGACGATAAATTTCCCCGGTGACAATGCTTCACCATCAATGGGGTTCCTGTCCGTCAGTAGTCTGAAATCACGCAGGGTTTCCCGGTCAGGTTTCAGAAAGCGCGGATCAACCCATTCATAATCGCGGGGTTTCCAGAGTGTGGTGCTGGTATTCCAGAGGATTTCGCAGACGCCAACCCCTTTACCAAGCCCGTCCAGCAGATCGAACAGCAGTTCAGGAACCTGCGGTTGCGCCATGAGATTACGGATATCATCTGCGATTTCCACATCACGAGGGGAATCGCTCCCGGCTTCCACCGAAGGTTCAATCCCGGAAACCGTCAGCTTGCGCGTACGTAAAACGCTGGCGTAGTGGAGGTCACGCTCCTCCAGTTCTTCCGCCATGATGAAGAAATCACGCGCATGACCATCGGCTGCATTACGTAAGATCCCCGCAAGCCTGCCGGGACTCAGCGTACTGGCAACGCTGATGCCTACCGAGGGGGAACGTACACTCATTACCGCCGCTGCGGATTGCGTCTGCTTCAGCTCGTCCTTGTTCACGGTGACAACTTCCCCCGTGGCAGGACTGAACAGCCGACGAACGGCTCCGGTTAGTTGTTTAAACATCAGAGTAATCCCCGCTGATTTTTAAGACCCCGTGTGATGCGGACCTGACGGTGTTCATTACGCTCATCGGGGCGGGAAGGTTTCTTTAACTTGTGGACTTCATAACGCCGGCAGTCCTCGCGACTGGCGAGGAAACCGAGAAAAATAGCGATAGCGGAGTCACCGTGACGCTTGCGGCCATCGGTGCCGGTAGTGCGTGCATCATCAATGCCAGGTACGCCGCGATAAAGCTGAATAGCGCCGAGATCGGTGATCACATCTTCATGCTTTGGCAGTACCAGTTCATTGTCTTCGAATGCCGCACGGAACCGGGGCATGTTTTCCCGGTAGTATTTGACGGAAAGCTGCACCTGCTCAACTTCATCACCGTATTTTTCCGCCGCCTGTTCTGCCAGATACTGACCGTTACCCCGTGCATCGAGCTTGATGCCGTCGCGGCGGGGAAGACGATCACAGATATAAAACAGCGCCTGTTCCTGCTGTTTAAATGGCACATTGCTGAGTTCCACCAGGAACGGGACGTTGCGCGTCGTGTCATCGTTGACTGTCACCGGCGCAAACACGGTCAGGTCACCGTTACGCGCAAAGTCCTCCCCCAGACAGTGGCGCAGGTTCTGCGGCAGTTTCTCCAGTTCGGGAAGTACGACCGTCTCCAGCCATTCCTGCATGTCCACACGGCGCAGCCCGTCCGGCATCGCGTTAAAATCAGCCGTACCGGTGAAGCGCAGGACAACGGTCGGACCTCTGGCCGCGCGTTCGCGCAGGGAACGTGCGATATAGACGCCACCGCCGTTCTTCGGCTCGCAGTAATACTCCTCGCGGGCATCTTCCTCTGTGGCCGTGTCGCTCAGCAGGTTAGCCAGCCATTCCGCTTCGCCCTCCACAGACCAGACTTTTTTTGTGACCTGACAGATGCGCTGATACAGCCCCTCAGCAATGGCCGTTTCAATATCGACGTGATGGACAGAGTAGCGTTTTTTCCCGGCCCGGCTGTCGGTGATGATGGTGTTAAACAGGTTATCAATACCGTTGTGGGTGGAAATAAGGCGAACATTATTCCCCCACATTGTCAGCGCCAGCGCCGCCTTGAGTACCGCTGCAAGGTCAGCCTGGAATGCGGCCTCATCAATGATGACGTTACCCTGCATACCACGCAGGTTCGACGGGTTAGACGACAGTGCTTTGATTTTGTAGCCACTGGCGAACTGGATGACATAGACCAGGATGTCTTTGTCTTCATCCTTCAGCACTTCTTCACCAATGCCAGACGCGGCGCGGTCATAGGCTTTCGCCCACATGGCACAGGCATCAATAAACTCACGGGCCATGTCTTTCGTCGTACCGACGTAGAACGTGTCGCACCCGCCGGCCTCCACCGACATTGAGCCATTCAGGGCCGCGTCAGCCGCTTCCGCCCAGGTCAGACCGGTACGACGCGACTTCTCGGCAATCTTCAGTTGAGAGGAATCAGCAATCCACCGCTTCTGGTAGGGAAGCAGTAGCTGGCTTTTGTCGAACTCACCCGACAGGATAGCCGCAGCGGACTGACTGGTGAGTGTTCTGTCCGGCGTCATCGTCGTCATTCTGCAATCCCCAGAATCTGGCGTTTGATATCAGCCGCTGTCTCAGCAGACAGCCCGGCAGAACGGGTGATGGTTTCTGCGGCCGCAGCGGCTTTTTTCGCAAACTCCTGCTGGATCTCTTTCTCGCGTTTGTGGCTTGCCATCGCTGCGGCTTCCAGTCGCTGGGCGACAAGTGCAAGCTGACCCAGCGCTTTTGGCTCAACGCTCTTACCGCTGTCAGCCATGTCCATTGAGGTTTCAAAGGCCAGTGTTTTGACAAACTCCAGCAGTAACTTCCCGACATCTGACGTCGGCGCAGAGCCAAGTTTTGAGGCCCATATTTCAGCCATCTCGCGTGAAGCGCGAATCTTTGACCCCATCGTTTCCATGCGGCTTGCGTAGCGGTTCAGACCAGTACGACTGATTTGCATGTCCTCCGGGAGGTTATATTCGTTGATCAGCTCGTTAATAGCTTCGCGGATTTCTTCCTGGGTATGTCGTTTATCGCGCAGCATCTGATGCAGTTGCTCCCGGACCGCATCCGGGAGCAAATCAATCTTTGAAGGTCGTCCGCGCGTCTGGCGTTCACTTGCCATTCTCCCTCCTCATACGCTCAAGGAAGTCACGTTCAACGCTGGATTTGTCTTTCAGCAGCAACTTCCAGACGCGTTTATATTCCGGGTTGCTGTTGAGGAATGTGTTCAGATACGAATCAGCGGATTCGGAGTTGTATTTTTTACCCGTCGATTTTTCAAACTGCGGCGCAATGGCTCTGACTTCAATTTCCGCACAGACGAGAATGGCGGCCATTTTCCGGATAATGTCGCGCTGGCTGTTGCTCAGTGGCTTAAGGGCTTTAGTCATGGCTGATGTTCTCCAGTTCAAAAATACGCTCTGTCACATCGTTAATCGCATCCGTAAAACCAAATGCGCTGCTCCACTCCGGGGGCGCACCGGTTACAGCCTCATACATGCTGTCCAGTGCGGCGATGACCTGATCGCGCTCTCCGATAAGCTGGGTTTCAGAGCGATCCAGCCGGGCAATACCTTCCAGTGCTTTTTCATTTGCACTGATAAGGGATTCAATGATCACAGCGGCCTGAAAAAGCGCATTTGCTGACATGCAGATTTCCCCAGACTCCCGACGTTCTGCCAGACCTGACAGGCGGCGCAGCTGTTCCGCCTGCTGGCGGCAGGTCATTAACATTTGAAGTATTCTGGCCCGTTCCATCGTCACTCCCGCGCACGTGGTTTTTTGACGCCGGGGACCGTCGCCAGCCCGAAGGCCACATCTTCACCGCGTCCTGTGATGCCGGCGACGTAACACCCGGAGACATCTGACAGGGTGACGAGTCCCTGTTCACGTAGCCACGCAAGGAGGGTGCGGACGGTGTCACGGGAAACCCGATGGCCGTAAGTCTGAAGGCAGGTCTGTAGAATGGATTCGTTTGCACTGTCTCCGCACTCCACCAGTGAGCGCAGAATGACCAGTCGCTGGTCGCTGTTGAGGATTTCTTGCATGCTCATAGCCTCTTAATTTTTTTCCTTCAGTTCGTTTTCCAGCAACAGATCGCTGATACGTGTGGCCTGCCGGAGCATTCCGGAGAACTCCCGTATTTCGCCGCGCAGGTTGCTCATATCCAGTTGCAGCTGGTGGAGTTCCTGTCGCGACGGCATTCCGTCGATGGCCTTTTCAAGTGCACTCATCCGGCTGTTAACTTTCTCCATCTCTTCCCGGCGGGCATAGGTTTTCACCAGCAGCAGGTGGATAATATTGATACCGGACATCAGTCCGGCCCAGATGACAGCCCAGTTACTTCTTACGGTTTCCCATTCCATTTATGCCGTCTCCCTGAGTGTCTGGCAGTCAATGCAGGTCACGGCATCCGGCATGGCCGCCAGTCGTTTAGGGTCAATTTCGTCACCACAGTCGTTGCAGTGACCTGGAGTATCAGGAGATTCTTTAACCCTGTTTAACAGGGCATTTAATGCCCGTTCACGGTCTGCCATCTCAAGGCCGCTGGCCTTGTCCAGTTCATCCGTCATTTACCCGCCGCCATCGTTTTGTGTTTGCTGGATTTGCTGTACCGGGCGAACCCGTCAAGGGTGCGAAAACCGAGATACCCGAGCGCCGGTGTCGCCAGCATGAGTGCGATATCCCAGTCCGGTGATGGCATGGAGAAGGCATGACCAAAAGCACCGGATACCGCGCCAGCCTGCTGACCCACTGACATCAGCATCACATACGCAATGCTGCTGTAGAGCGACAGCCTCGCCATCAGCGGCCTGGTCTGACGGACATATTCATCCGTGGCGTTGTCCCCGTTACGGATGGTTTCCTGCTGTTCATGGTGGGCAGCCTGACGGTCAGCCAGTACGGCTTTGTCCCGCTCAAGCTGGAATTGCTCAATCTGGACTTTTAGGGACTGGAGCTGGACGAACTGTTCTGGCGGCAGCGCCGCCAGTTTCTGCTCAAGCACCCGCTGCTGGTCCTGCGGGTTGATGACGCTGTTGACGTTCTCAACGATCCCCGCCACAGAATCTGCCGTTCTGGCGGTGTCGCCACCGAACCAGCCTCCCACGGTACGCAGTAATGACGGTCCGGCCTTCATCAGAACGGAGGCAATGGTGGTGAGGGTTACTGGATCCATACAAGCAGCCCCTTACGTGCAACCCACTGACAGAACAGAAATCCTGTGGCTGCGCCGAGTGGTTCAAGGACAAGCAGGTACAGCGGGCTGGCATAAAGTGGACTCAGGCAGATAAGAACGAACCCAACTCCCCAGACAACCCACGACCAGAAACATGCATGCCGGCTGATATGCATTTCAGGTTTAAGAAGCCTGTAAGGCAGATTGCCAAGAAAGATGCTGAACCCGACCAGGACCACACCGGACAACGCCAGCCACCAGACCATAAATGCCTGGCGGCCTGAGAAACTACAGATGAACAGCGACAGGCCGACGAGAATGACAATGCTCCATCCGGAGCGCAAAACCTGTACCAGTGCCAGCTTTAACCAGTCACAGCTAAACGATTTAAACATTGTGTTTTTCCTTGTATCGCTGGCATTGCCAGACGATGTCTCTGATATCGACGGATGACCAGCCGCGCATGTAGTAACTGGCGTGTGTACCGTCATGACCTGCATAACTTGTCGGAACGGGGACGGGGCCACCTGCCATTCGGTGAAGAACTTCCTGCCGCAGCCGGTCACGTCGTCCCTGTTTCAGCGAAGCGTCCCATCCCTTGCCCATATCAGCTCCGGGCTACCGAATAGCGGACACCGGAAATCTCACGACAGGCGTCAGCGAGGTTGTCCAGTCGGTTAAACCAGCCGTTGAGGAACTTGCCCTGTGAAGGATTTGATTTGATGATGTCGGCGTAATAGCGGGAACGACGCAGAAATAAACGGTTCAGCAGCCAGTCAGGGTCAGCACCTTCAACGGCTGCGCGGGTGTTTTTACCGGCGATACCATCAACACTTTTGCCGGTGAAACCCGCAGCTTCCTGAAGCAACTGGACAGCCTTTTTGACGCCATGCTGGACGGCAGAGTCAAAGGCAAACAGGGCTATATCATCCGGCCAAAACTGGCAATACGCGGGATACCAGTAGTCACGGAAGTAAATCTGTCCGGCCTGTTCAACCGTTAAATCACGAATACGCGTATCAGGCTTGCCATCGCCATTAACGTCGGTCATGCCATCGGCAACACCGTCGCGTTTATCTGATATACCGAAGTTGGTTTCACCGCCACGGTCAGTGGGGTCATTGACATATCCGCGTTCTGCGCTGAGCACGAAAGCAAGAGCATTGCGAAATGCGGGAGAATCGGGGGTGTTGTTCATAAAACGGCACCTTTGGAAGTGGGTTAGTTTTCCCTTCCATCATGTGCCGGACGAAAAAAAAGCCGGATTAACCGGCTTCATTCAATGGATATAACTAGCGAATTCACTCACTATGCTTTTCGTAAATCGCAGGAGTAAGTAACTGACTCCATAACTTTTCGAATAGTGGCTCGTAATTCCATTCCAGATGTAAAACCTGATGCTGAATAAGAGTCGTCTTCTCTTCTATTTGCCGTCGCTTTTGTAAAAATCTCAGCAACTTGATTGATTGAGTTTTCTGAGTCTTTCTTTCCCGTCACCCCCTCTACGAGTTTTACACATTGATTAACAGCAGCCAGTGATTCACCGTCAATATCTTTACCACTTGAAAACACCATTGCTGTAACTGCATCTGTACCTAATGCCCAAACGGTACTTACAGTGGAATCTTCAGTTGTTGCTGTATAAACCTGAACACCATCAACTATGGCTCCTTTTTTCCATTCTGTTTTTTTCAGGACACCCATTTTATCAAATTGAGAAATAAGCTTTTCATTACCTGTTAGTTCATCTTTATCGAAAAAATAGTGATACCCCCCAACTAAAATAACGGCCAGTATTAATGCATCAGTAAATTTCATATGTTACTCCCTGCCAAATAAATCCAGTTGATGCTTGCGGTGCTCTAGTTTACGCATGCGTCTGATGGCTTTATACACCGTTTTATAGGTAACACGGTAACGCTCAACCAACTCTGTGATGTTTCTGCCATTGAAATCACGCCAGATTTTCATATCACGAATCAATGACTCAAGAGTCTGGCCGCGTGGGAAATAAATCTGCATACCGCCAATCTGACAGCTAATCGCGTAAACCAGCTCCAGAGAGATACGTGGGTCAACGCCATGCTTTGTCAGTTCGCCACGCAGCAGCGTATTCAGTTCTGTCAGCAGTGCAGGGAAACGCACTGTTTCCGCCGAACTGTCATCGTCCAGGTGCTCCAGAATGCTGTCATCCTGGATATCACCAAACAGATCATTCTGCTTTTCGCTCATGTGCGCACCTTTCTTACTTTACTGGAATACAGGCTGTTGATGGCGTCATAACCCCGATTATCCTGAAATGCCAGGTCTCGCGGACTCAGCGCCTCTGTCATTTCTCTCAGATGCCATTGCTTGAGGCTTTCCAGCACCATCAGAAGATTATCGCCACGGCACCATGCCAGGCTGGCGATACCTTTACCTTTGTTGGTTCTGACAGTCATCTTCGAGACGAACGTATCCAGTGCGGTATCGCTGCCATCACGGATAAACCCATCAAGATGCATCTGCCGCCAGATGCTGCGAACCTTTGCGGTGATATCTGTTTCACGATGACGGCGAGCCGGAGAACGGGGGCGAGTACGCCTGAATCCCTTATCCTCCAGTACCTTCAGTACATCCTCCAGTTGGCCGACCTTCAGATCACGACAACTTTGCTTTCCCGTTACGCGATAAAGCACTGAACGGTAGGTGTCATCGTCCAGCTGTAGATTGCGACGGGCAACATGGATTAACTTAATCAGGGATGCGCGGCTCATCGTTACTTCCCTCCGTCTGGCGGTCAATGCGCTCAATTTCTGCAATCAAAAGCGCACATGCTTTCACTAAATTTCGACGATAGTCTGATGGTTTGAAACTGTCATCATGCCAGTCAGCAGGCCAGTATTCTTCAGCCGCCAAAGGCTCTATGTAACTGATAGCCGCTGCGGCCAGCTCACCTTCAATATATGTGTCGTCCTGCTGTTTGGTGTATCCCTTAACCGATGTTTGCCGCTGGCGCTCGGCCAGAACATCAGATGTTGCTGGTGACAGTGAAAGCGATGGCGGTGCGGCTCCAATAGCTTTGCCCAGATCGTTGTTTTGCTTTTCCAGACATTCGATACGGTCTGCCTGCTGATTGATGTGATCATCCTGAGCGGTGTTAGTGCGTTCCTGTTCAGCTATGCGTTTTTGGGCCTTGACCAGTTCATCCGCCAGTGTCCATTCTGATTTTGACAGGACGTCTATTTCATCCAGCAACAATTCCACGACTTCAAGAGTGAAACTGCGCTGGGTCTCATTGATAGTTTTAAGACGATTAATACTGGTATCGGGGCCAAATGGCGGCATTGCTTTACGTTTGCAGATATCGTCACGTATCTGCTGGATATTGATAATCGTATGCCTAGTCATTCGCTTAAACTCCATATTTAGTTGCCTGCGGGTGCACGAAGCCCCGGCAGGCATGCCGTATTAAAATTCTGAGAATCAAAGAAAGTTAATTAATCAGTTACAGTTTGTTCAAATGGGATTATTTCAAAATCCTCAACATCTGATTTAATGGATATTCCTGCAATTCCCTTAACTTCATTCGGTGATGCAAGAATTGCCTCTTTGTTTATTTCCTCTTTATTGCGAAGAAATTTACCCAGACTAAATTTTTTGAGTAACGCAATAACATCTTCAACTTTGCGAATAGTGACGCTGGGTGGTCGTTTACGCCAGCGAACCTCACCCGTTGTCAGGTTAGCAGTCTTGGTCTTACCGTCTTTGGTCAGTTCTGCACGGTTAGCTTCACACCATGTCTGAACGCCAGCCTGCAAACGTCCAAGCTCTTTTTTAAGCGCTTCAATGCCGGGCGCAACATCATTTGTCAGGGCCGCTATTTTGTCATTCAGTTCCGTTTCACGGCGCAGAATGACACGGGTAATATCGCCAATCTTGCGGATGTCGCTGATTACGTCATCGCGGCATTGAGGAACGGCGACAGCAGCGGCTGATTTTGCGCGGGGCTTTTTGGGTGCTTTCATATAAACCTCAGTGTTTAATAATTTTACGGTTATCCAGATCAACTTTCTGTTTTGCAAATTCAGTGACCTGCTGGATAGCCATTGGAAAAATAGCTGACAGTCCTTCCGCAACCAGATACGAAAATGAACCATCATCATTGGCGTTGTTAAGGTGAAAACTGATAGCGAGCTTTCCTGAGTTCTCACCGGTTTTAACCATTTCCCCGTTTTTAATTACCGCATCATCCTCGAGAATAATGGTGATTACCTGTTTAGCCATCTCACACCTCCATTAATTACCTTTATAAATAATGTTAAATACCTGACTGCGAGACATTTCCATTTTTTCGGCGATAACCGATATGGTCAGTCCCTCCCTGTAAAGTTCACGACACAAATATGCGTCGTCTTCATTTCCCGCTCTGATGCGTAGCGAAAGGCCCTGCCTAATGGCGCAATTCTGCACTGACTGTTTAGAGCGCCCCAGTTGCAGTGCCAGACCGCTTACACTTACCTTTCCCGCGTTCTGTTCAAGAATGCGGAGTTCTTCACGTGACCATGCTCTCCCCGTACTCCAGCCCATACTTACCTCCAGATAATCCGGCAACCTTCCAGACTGGCTACCCAGACGGAGCGGGTGCCGCCGTTGTGTGTTTCTGATATACGGGATGCACTACGCACCAGCTCTGTTGGTGGGCAGACAATCTCCAGTAACGGGCGACGCATGAAAACCCGAACGTCAGTGACACGGCTACCACGGGAGCGAAGCCAGTTCTGCGCCGCCTCTGCCATGCTGATGTGTTCTGCAATACGTTCAGTAATCATGGTGTTATTCCTCGTTCAGATTGCTGTGACCCAGTTCCAGCATCGCAGACTGGATGTGTGACGTACCGATGGTCTCACCCTTGCCCTGTGCATAAATCCCCGCCAGCGGAAGGATGTGAGACAGAGAACGGAGAGCGCCGGGACGACGGGCGATCATCTTCAACAGTTTCCGTTCCTCCTGTCCGCTGACCTGCCAGGCATCACAAAAACTGTCCACATCTCCGGCTGATACGGTATTGATGACGTATTTTTTAGAGACGCGGGAGAACAGACGGGCGAAGTCCACACTGCGTTGTCCACCTGTCAGGCGGTCGTAGACTTTATGGTTTCCGACCAGCGCCAGACCAACACCGCATTCCTCCTGGAGAATACGCAATTCTTCTACGGCATCCAGACTCAGCCAGTCAGCTTCATCCACAACAATCAGACCACGCGTATCCGGCAGGCGCTGGCGTAACAGACGGGACAAAGCACCGCGACGATATGGCGCGTCAGCAATCCCCATTTTCAGTGCCAGTTCGTAAAGCGTTTCCAGTTCGTTGCTGCGGGACTTGCTGGCGGTGATATGCCAGACATTGTTGCCAGTCGCGGCATACTGTCTGATGGCTTTTGTTTTACCGACGCCGGGATTGCCGTATACCAGTACAATCGTTCCGGCCAGTTGCGCCCACGTCAGGGTGGCGAGAATTTTTTGTGAGGTCGGTGTTTCAACGAAATCCGGAGCCACGGGCAACGAGGTTTTTGCGGCGTTGTGGCTTTCCAGCCAGGTATTCAGGCTGGCGGCAACCGTATCGTTATCGCCCTTGTATTTCCCGTTAAGAAACTGAGAGACCGTAGCCGTTGAGGTGCCGGTTTCACGCGCCAGAGCTGCGCCTGAAATAGCTTTGCTGTCAATTAGTTCACGAATGGCACTACGCACAACATCATGGTTAATTTGCGTCATGATTATTAATCCTGTATTTTTCAAATGGCCTGTACTTAATCAGGTGTTAAAACTGATTCACTTAATTCAAAGCGGCGCTCGCAACGTCGCTTTTTTTATTTCTGCGACTGTTTCGCTTTATTAACGAACGTCTGAAAAATCACATCATTCTCGGTTTGCGTGTCCTGCATTTCCTCCACGCGTCTGACGGTATTACCCATATTGAATACGCGCTCAACAACATGACGTTCTGGCAACTCCGTATGTTCTGTCTTCGGTAGCAGGTCGTTAACTTCAATCGCTGTCATGCGGTTTAGTGCCTTCGCTGCTTTCTTCGTGCTGCGCATCATTTCACGACGGGCGCGGTTGTGTTCCCGACCAGCCTCGGTATCACCAAACGCCACTGCGGCGCGACACTCCGCCATACAGAGGAAGCGGCCATCAAGGTCGTAACAGGCCACTTCACTGTGAAGGTTGCGCGGATCAAAACGGACTGTAATTTTGCGTGAGCGATGGCTGACAAGTTGCTCACTCCAGTAGGTGTTCTTGCGGCCAAACAGGGTGCCGCCGCTTTCCATCGTGAATTCTCCGGTTGGTTTCACGCGAACCGACTCTGCCGGCAGCATGAACTGGCGGATTTGTTCTTCAGTTAAACGGGTGATCACAGCCTGGCTGTAGCTTTGTTCGAAAGCCTGATCAAAGGACAATTCCCCCCGGCACATTTCCGTTTTACGCTGGGTCTTCCTGTTAAACATGGCGACACCTTCACTGATAATTTCCATAAAGGTCTCAACATCAACGGCGCGGCTGCCGTAGTTCTCCGGTTTTGAACTGACGTTTTCACCGGCAAATGCACCAGCCAGTGCCGGGTGTTTATCTATGTATTCACCCAGACCACCCACACCAAAGGCACGTTCTACGGGTTTAGCCTGGCCCCAGCCTTTACCACCGATAACGCCAGTCCAGTGCAGCTTGATACCCAGCAGAGGGATGATCCCCATCGGGTCATCTTCACGGACTTTGAACCGATAGCGGTTAGGAACGCCACCAGACAACCATTTGTTCGCCGCTGCACGGGTGTTGTCTATCGTGATGTGTTGTGGTTTCCCGTAGGTTTTCAGTGTATCCATGAGTGACAGGCGGATACTGTCGCTGTTTTCTGATACATCAGCCCGCCAGCCGACAATTTTGCGGCTGTGGACGTCCTGCCAGAACCATGTTTTAGGGCGGATGATTTCACCGTTAAACCAGCGGACAAACACGTTGTGCTGATAACCGTCACCGTTAATCCATTCCATCGCATGCAACTGCGCGACGGTGCGCTGTTGAGATGGATGCATCTGCGCTAGGGCGTTTTCACCTTCACGGGTGGCAACGACAATACGCGGATCAACTTCACGTTCCAGCTTACGACGCAGGGTACGTTCAGCCGGTATGGTCCAGCCATGTGTTTCTGCGGCGATTTCCAGCCGTTCATAGCATTTGGAGAAAAACGGTGCTTCGTTGCGCAGGTAATCGCCCAGGAAGAATTGCCAGGCATCATCAGAAATTTCAGCCGAACGTCCCGTAACGCGTTTTTCACGAACCCGGCGATCGAGCAGTACCGGTCCCCAGAGATCAGGGCTGAAGTCCTTCACTTTGTAGTACAGATTGCGCAGCGTTCCTTCACTGATTTGAAGTTGCTTGGCAGCAAGGGTAATAGCTTTGCGGTTGCCAACACCTGATGCCATCAGCTCAGCCACCAGCGCGGCAGCTTTCGTGCGACGCTCTGCATGCAGTCGCTGTTCGCCTGTTGCTTTCTCCCAGGCTGACCAGAGACGCTGACGATCAAGGTCGTCAGCAGCCACACGTTCAGGCTCTTGCGGCAAAGTAATGAGTCCGGATGAGGTTTCAATCAAACCACGAGTTGCCAGCAATTCAGCCCGAACTTCTGGTGGCAATACTGATATGTGGTATTCAAATGCTTTGGTGCCGGCACGTTTGCGGCGTAGCTCACTGCGACCGCAAACCAGATCCTCAAGTTTTTTCCGTGCATTAGACTCAGCCTGTGGGAAACCACAGACGCCAACGCATTCTTTCACTGATACCCAAAACTCCATCATGCAACCTCTTTAACAGTCAGATTCTGATAACGCGAAGGCCATATCTCTGATGGCTCCATGTTGAGAAAGTCAGCGATAATTTTCTCCCCTTTGGGCCAGTGGTGACGGAATACGTTACGTAATGTTGATTCCGCTAGCCCATGACAACGGGATAACTGACTGGTCGTCATTCCGCGTTTTCTAATCGCTGCTTTGATGTCTTCAGGGTGCCAGTCTTGGCTTTTGGTCATCATTCTGCGATCCTTAAATATTTACTCGTTGCGGTGAACTAAACTGCTCACCTTTACGTGTAAAAATATAGCACACAAAAAATCGAATTCAATCTTTTTGTCAGTCTTTTGTCGGTTTAATCAAATCTAAATAAATCGAATTTAAGTCTTTGATTTTTGTGAAAGCATGTTTTTACACCATAAAAAATCGAATCGAATTTTTTGTGAGCCAGAAAAAATCGGAAACAGGAGGTAATGATGAATGAGCAAACTTGGTTTACGGCTCAAGAGTGTGCGGGGATGCCCGGATTCCCAAGTGGAGTATCCAATGTACGTAAGCAGTTAGAAAAACTCGCAGAAGGGTTGGACGGAGTGCGGCGGAAACGAGGAGGGACTAAAGCCACGGAATACCATATATCGATATTGCCTGCACGGACCCAAAATTATCTTGGGTATAGCAACAAAGGACAGCCATCTATGGGAGTTGAGGATTTCAAGACAAAAAGTGGCTTAGCAAATGATGAGAAGCAAGCACTCTGGATGATGATTTATCAGGGGATGACTGAAGCCCAACGTGAAGCTGTCATGGAGATATTTATCACTGGTGGCTTAAAGATGCTTATGCCTGCGGTGCTTGAGTTATCTGATTCAAATCCGGTCCGACAGAAAGAGATTTTCGGACAATGTGATTCCATTGAAAAGGATAGCCCAGCGTCGAACGTAAGCACGCAAAACAAGGCTGGCTGATTACAGAAATGTCCAATTGGCTGGCTTTGTTTTGAACCTCCATGTGATAACGTTTTAAGCCGAATTTAAATCCCATTAAACAGTCGGCAGTACGATCTAACTATATATGACACCTTTTTAACTTTGTTGTCGAACGATCTAAAATTGTCATATTGGGTGGTTTTCTACCAGTTGACTAGCTTTACCTATCGTTAAGCCTTGCCACTCAAGGTTTCCTCCCGTTTGTTTCCTCGAACTCCCGGTTGTTTCCGGTTACTCCGTTTGATCCATACATCACTGTCACTAGTCACTCGCATTCTTGGCGGCGATTGCAACGACAGCACGCCAGTATCCCCGCCTACCAATCAACGAGCAGACCCAACGGCTAAACGGGTCCGTTCTATTCTCGTTAATCGGATAGTGATATCCAGTAGGATATGCAGATACTTCTCACGGGGGTCT